ATATTTTAATATCTAATAGATCTTCTATCACTTCCCTTCTGTTAGTAGCAGTCAATTGCATGAAAGGAACAAAGCTACTACTACCTAAGATAACAATCTGGGTAAAAGACTTATAGTTCATCTTGATTACATTCTGCTCTAACCATTTCTGCTGATCATTAACTGCAGAAAATTGATCCATACATATACCATTTCTATGAATCTCAAATAGATTTGGTTTTATTCCTCTTACTACCTTCCATTGAGTTTCTGCAATAGAAAATTCTACTTCAACTCTACAATCCTTTTCATTGACTGTGTTGATAAGTTGTCCCTTACTAATCTTTCTAAATGGTTTATTGAATAAACTAAATGTTAGAGCATCTAATACAGTACTCTTACCTGCACCATTAGTGCCAACAATCAATGTTGTTGAATTACTATCAAGTTCAACTTCAGTATATTGATTACCAGTAGAAAGAAAGTTCTTCCAACGTATCTTTTCAAATAAAATCATTTTCTATGGGTGGAATAACAATGTCATTTTTAGTAATAATTGAATACCTGTAATCATGTAGTTCACATGTTTTGATTACAACCTTACCATCAACTTCTATCACATGCATTTCTGGATAGTCTTGATCTTCTAGTAGAAGAGCGTACCTGATGGCATCATCCTCATCCTCAAAAAGATAAAGAACTTGCTGTCCATCATCTGATGGGACTGAATACGCACCTTCAGTTTCCTTTCCTTCTACTGTGAGAATAAACATTAAACCAACTCACATGCTTCTTGATAAACCTCTTGTAAGAATTTTTGAACTCTTGATTTATCAATGTCTATCTCTGACTCCTCAATATACCTATTAAGGATAGAGAGGGTATCTTCAGATTCAAACGCTTCAAACTCTGCTGCATCATGTAGAGCAAAGTTCTCTACTATCTTAAGTTCTGCTACATTAGCATTATACACCTTATCAATAAACTTTTCAAACTGTACTTGATCATTCTTGTGTCTGACAACTATCTTTACTATCTTATTCTCTAACTCTCTTGCATCAAATAATTGGTGATCATTGTCATTATAATAAATGATATGATGAAGTCTGTATGGATTATTGACTGGAGTATGATCTAATGTTTCTGTATCAAATAAATGAAATCCTCTATTAACATCATTTACATCATTCCAGAACATCTCATATGGATTACCAAGATAGTAAATGTTATCTTGATTTGATCTGCAATGGTAGTGTCCAGAGAATGTCTTTTTAAATTTCTTAAATATATCCCACTCCATTCCATGTTCCATCATGTGACCTGGTGTAGCTCTGAATCCATTTAATTCAAGATGTCCCATACAGATAGGAGATCTTGACTTATTAATCAGTGCCACACTCATCTCCTTATTATCACTATTAATCCAAGGAACAAGAGTAATATTACAATCACCTACCATTATAGATGATACTTCAGAATACACTTGTATATTATCATACTCACGTAGAAGTAAATCAACTGCATTTACCTCATTAGTATTCTTATAATATGCTGTATGATTACCTACTATAGTATGGACAGTAATGCCCATCTCTTGCAATCTATCAAAATAATTTTTCTTTGCCCATGTCAATGCACCAAAATCTATTGACTTTCTTGTGTCAAAAGTATCACCCATATCAATAACCGTAGTAATACCTTCTTTCTCTAATGTAGGAAAGAAAATATTATTATAGAACTTTAGAAAATAATCATGAAAAAGTTTAGAATTTTTTCTTGCTCCAAAGTGCTGATCAGTTATGATTGCAACTTTCATTAATTACGTAATTTAGAATGAACCGCATCCTTGATTTGATTATACTCGCTATAGTTTCCATCGTCAAGTGTATCTCTTTCAAATACCTGTTCATATCCTGTCTTCTCTAGTATCTTATTCTTGATCTCTAATTGCTTCTTCTCCTTCTGTATTCTACGTAAGAAAGCATAGTGAATAATTTGTGTGAAATAAGCAAATGGGTTTTGAGACTTCTCAGGATTGAAGTTGTGAATGTATTGTACACAGTTTTCAATACCATCTGATATCATATCCTCCTTAAACATGTAGTTAACAAAGTTTGGTTTGAAAGATAGATGAGTAGCAATCTTCAAGAAGCATTCTCCAATGTATCTGGGTATTCTTGGTTTTTCATTGCCACGAATTTCTGCTATCTCCCTATCTTCTCTAAGTTTAATTAGAGCTGCAAGAAACTCTTTGTTATTAACATAGTGCTCAGATCTTTTACGTCTACCCATAATTCTTGCAGGACTCATATCTATACTCTCTATTATGTATTAATTATAGCATCCAACACAATAGTTGACAAGTTATCAAATTGCATGTAGACTAACTCTGTGGGGTTTCAAGGTTAGGTTATAGCTAGTTATCTTTAAAGAGTTTCTCTAATGATTTCTTTGCTTCACTAATAGTAGATATATATCCCATTTTTCTATCTAACTTAGTTTTCTTCTCATAATAACTATTTTGCTGCATAGAGAATGTTTGATGCATAGCAATAGTTTCTAAGTCTGTTGATTCACTTAGAGTCATAACATCATCCATATTAATAACAAAGAGTTCTTCTTTACTAGTCTTTATCCAAGGTTCCACTTTATACCCTGAAGTGCTTCTAGTTTTAATTCTTTCAATAGTGATAGGATTATCTAAGATTAAAAAACATCTATCATTATCCTGATCATAGTTTATCTTGGCAAAAATCTCTTCACCAGATTTAAGTTTGATAGTGGCATAAAAGTCTTCTTCCATTATTTTATTTGAATAGTGATAATTTCATAATTAAAATTTTCTTCATTATAAATCTTAATTCTTTCAATCAAATGATTGAGTGTGTAGTTTTTTCTTGAATTATAAGTGCAGTCATCCCCTATATCATAGAGAGTTGCTTTTACTTTATCTTTACCTTTTCTGAGAACCCTACCAATGGATTGAAGATTTCTAACTCTGGACTTGGAGGGACTGGCGAAGATGACGTTGTGCAACCGCTTGATGTTAATGCCAGTACTGAAAGTGCCATAACTGGCAACAATAATTGCATTCCTTTCATTTTCTGTAATCTCCCTAATTGATTCTCTTTGTTCAGCATCAACTCCACCATGAACAAAGAATACTTTACGATCAGTGTTGGTAATATTATTTATCTTTTCATAAAGTATCGCACCATGAGTTTCTACTCTACTGTATAAGATGAGAGTATTGCCTTTAAGATCTAATGCTAAATTAGTAATAAATTTATTTCTTTGATCATGTGTAATCAAATATTGTATCTCATCCTCATATGTTTCAAACTTCTTAGCAGGATGTTTAAGCACCAGACATTGTATATCTAATTGAGATAGATGTCCTTGCTTCATTAACTCTTCTGTTTTAGTTACCTTGTATGATGGTCCAAACAATCCCTCTAACACCCATTTATGAGTCTGTGTGCCATCTAATGTACCAGTAAAACCAAATCTATACTTAGCATGTTCTAACTTAGTCATTATATTAACCAATGACTTGCTCTTAAATAGATGTGCTTCATCACCTATAATAACATCATAGTCTTTAAAGAATGATTTCTCCATTCTAAAAACAGATTGCCATGTAGTAATAGTTACTTCATTGCTATTAGTTACTTCTCTTCCTGAGTAAATTCTATGACAATGGTTCTTAACATCCCATCCATACTCCTCAAAGTCCTTATACATCTGCTCTACTAATGATGTAGTAGGAACCACTAGTAGAATCTTCTGTCCTTTATGCACATAGTATCTTACTAATGAGTAAATCATTAAAGACTTACCTGATGCAGTAGGACTAACTAGCAATCTTCTATTATGTTTTAAGCAATCACATACACCTTCTATTTGATAATCTCTTGGTTTAAATTTAGTAATAGATCTAATATAGTCTTTTACACCTTCCTTTGATATTGATTTGTTTACTTCAAAAGGTAATCCATAGTATTCATTATCTTCAAACTTATAACTATAACCATGCCTATTACAAAAGGATACTATTTTATCTAACAGACCCACATATATTTTCTTAGATCTTAAATCAAATAGATGTATCTCACCATTCCAATTCCTTTTTCTATACTGAGGCATGAACTTAGCACCCTCTACCTCAAAGGTAAAGTGATCCCTCAATTCATACTCAATATGAGGTTCTGCATTTACTTTCAAATATACTTCGTTTGACTTTTGTATAATAACGTTGGTCACTTCTACTCATCATGCTAGAAGTATTTATCACCCTAGTCCAGCATTAAATTTCATAAACTCTATTGCATTCTTTATCTGAAATGTCCTATTCTGAATTACTTTTAAAATACTTTCAAGATAAACAAGGATGGTATCATAATAATCAATCTTCAAATT